TCACCAGATCACCCCCGGTTTCCAAGCTCTGGGATTCGGGTTCGGTGTCCCGGTATAGGGCCGGTACAGCATCGGCGCCAGGTCCACATGGACGAATTTGTAATCATAGATGACATACCCCGTCCGTGCCTCCGGAAACTGTAACTCCAGGCTCACTCGCCGGATAAAGGCCGCAAATTCCTTCGCTCCAAATCCCTTGGGCAATTCCAAATCCATCGCCGCGCCCGTCTCATGGGGTGAATGCCCAGGCCTGGCGACCTTGCCGCTGGGTTTTCCGCCATTCGCCCGCAAATCCGCTTCATAAAGCGCCACCTGATACTCCGGTGACCGGTAGCCCGAATTAACTGTAATAGGTGTATCCTTGCCCCTGAGTAGTGAAATTCCAGTCCGTACCGTTTCAAATAATGTGATTAATGGCTGATAAATTAACACTGCGCCGGTATCATGTTGCGCGAACCCCAAAGTATGCGCCCGGTTCTCGAATTGCGGCAGATGCTCGGAGATATAATAATTACCTTTCTCAAACAAAAAAGGGACTGTATATTTAGTCCCATCCCGCCGAATCAACGTATAGGTATTCATCTTGTCCCCTCCTCACTTTTTCAATAATAACACAATTAGGTTCACGATCACCCCGCCCAATGTAACCATTAACGTGTTTTGAAATACATCCAGCTTCTTAATGAGTCCGTCCTGTGTTTTTTCCATGTTATCCACCCTTTCTTTTAATACTCCCACCGCCACTTCCAACTCGCTCACCGCCATCACCCCCTTTATAAAATAAATTTCTTTTCGATAACTCACCATCAAACCCCGGTCTAAAATCCCATAAGGAAGCAGGTAAACTGATTGCTATTTCACCGATTTCAATCCGCCAGACCAATTCCGGGCCGATCCGTAGACCGCGCCCGATCTAAGCTGAAAGCGGGGCGGCGCGGACTCCCGCCGAAAAGCAAATGAAAGTAAAATTCCAGGCTGATTTCCGACTCAAATTCTTTCAGTCGGAAACGAAAAACCCTCCGTCCATCAGGTCCGCCCATTTAAAACCCAAAATCAAAACCATTCCCGGCCAATTCTTCGACCGCGATCAGGCAGACCAAGCATTTATCTCCGTAAAAAACACTGGGCTAAATATCGGGTTGCTTGGACGGTCTGCCGCAAAAGCACTGAGATAGCCAATCATCTCCGCCGACCAACCCAGGAAGCCGGGACTGTAAGCAAATAAACCAGCCCCCGGCTTCCTCGATTGTCGAAAACCATTCAGGGCCAATCCTCCGTTCCCGATCAGGCAGACCAAGCTCCATCTCCGCAAACTGCGCTGGGCTGAATATCGGGCAGCTTGGACAGCCTGCCGAAAGAATCGCGCTGGCCAATATATCCGCCGACCATCCGAGCAAGCCGAAAGAAAGCCAAAAGGTAGGCCCGGCTTCCTCGCCTGGCGAAAACCTGGAGGCTGATCCTCCGATCTCTATTGTCTGGGTCGTTCTGTCCGCGGCCGTGCCCCTTTCTGCCAGCCTGGGCATCGTATAAACGCGGGTTATGTCGACAAAGAAGAGAGGCTTCGTGGGCCATGTCATCGACATAACAGGTTTATACGACGCCCGAAAGCCAATTCGAAGAAGTTGCTGGCTCCAAGGGGCACAGGCCGCTAAGTCGCCTTCGCGGGTCCAAAACATTTCCCGGCCAATTCAAGAAGTCGCCTCCGTTGCCTATCTGTCTGGGCGGTAATCTCCGACTGCGGCGCCATGCAGACTTCTGAAAGCTAATATATCAGGTCTGCTCCCACCGCCGCGCCTGGGCCAACCCCCCGCCCGATGCCATTTCTGATTGCCGTGTCACCCCCGCCCCTCAAGGGGCTCCAAAATCAAGTGAACGCTGATAGAGTATCCTTAACAAAAACCTTCAGTGGGTTGGTATTGGTCCGTCCCCAAACATAAGTCCCGTCAAAAGTCATACCGCAAATTCCGCTCACTCCCGCCGCCAGGGTAAGGGTGTTGTGTACCTTCGCCGGAGTGATATTGAACTTCAACAGTTTCACCGGGCTGGTATCACAGGCCGCCCAAACATACAAACCATCGAAGGTCAAGGCCCGGCAATTGTTCTCCCCGGTGGCGAAGGTGTAAGTGGTTCCCGACTGGGTCATGGTGGCCGGATTTATGGCGCAAATCTTCGAAGGAGAGCTATACAACCCCGCCATCAAAACCGGGGCTTGTCCGGGTAAAGCTACAAAAAGCAAATCCTCGCAGCGATTATCGCCGGAGGCCAGGGTCAGGGTAGATCCCTGCTTGGTCCCGTTTATGTTCCATTTGGTAAACTTGGCCGGGCTGTTGATATGTCCGAAATAAATATAGTTGCCGTCAAAGGCCATCCCTCCGACTCCGTATTCGTCAACCCCGAAAGCCGTACTGTAAGTAGGGGCGGTCATGGTATCCTTCGGAATCCGGCAAAAACTCTGCCGGCTAAGATTCCGGCCCGCCACAAAGATATAATCCGGTGTCAACCCCATGGTGGCCTCATCCAGCATTTCAATCATCCCCCCGGAATCAGTCGGCATATTGCCGGTATGGGCGATGTGATTGAAGCTCAAATCGTATTTGTAAACATAGATTAGTGAACCGCTCGTATGCAGTATATAAAAGTTCAATCCATCACAGGCAATATCCAGAAAATTGCCGCTGGTGGGGCTGTCGGGCGTAATCGTATCCTCCAACACAAAAGTCCGAGCATTGAATTTAAGAATATCTCTGTAGCTTTTTATGGTATAAATATAATTGTTGTAATAACAAATCCCCAGGTTCGGGGTGGTACTGGCGGTCCCGCCGTCAATCGTAATGTTCTTCAGCTTCGATTGCAAAAACGGCCAGACACCCAGCATATTATTCATCAAGCCCGATTTACCGTTCACCAGTTCCACCACAGACTCCATCTGAGCCTGAACCGTACTACCACTAATCCCATTTACCGGCGTGGCCCCGATCCGGTCGGCTCCGGAGGCTCCATCCACGATTGAACCCAGTTCCGTTTCCGTGAAATACCTTGTATCATGATTATGATTCAAAGCGGCATAAACCCCGGAGTAATCATGGCCGTGGGTATTTATCAGATTAATCAATTCATTAATATCTGCCGCTTCTGCGAAATCTCCGATGGTCCGGTAAGTTATATAAAGGTTAATGTTTTGATAATTGCTATCCGTGACCCGCCAGGAGATATAGACCGGTTTCCCGGCCTCGGAGGTGAGCCGGGCGTTTTGGTTCTCCAGAACGTAATGAGTGTTTTGAGTCAGCAGTGTCCCGCCTCCACCGGGAGCCGTCCGGACGGTAAATTCAGTTCCGCCGAAGAAAGCATCGTGTTTCAAAGTCCGAATCCCGGAGCCGGATTGATTGTTAAGCTCATCGCTAACCGTTACGCCGTCAAGGTTTTTCGAGATTTTCGCATCCATTAAATTTCACCTCCCAAGTCCAGGGTTAATTTTCCATCCGGGGTGGTTTTCAGGTTCCAGAGCGAACCTTGCAACCACTCCTCAAAATTGTCATCTGTATGTAGTATGACTGCGGGGGTGGGGATCACTTTTCCGGTCTCATAGGTGGTCCGGTCGAGGAGTTCCAATCTATCGGCACATAAGGTTTTGCACTGGATACTATGTTCAGCGGATTCCCATTCTCCCGACCAAAAAACTCCTAAAGTGACCCACTCGATCCCCACATTTTCGAGTTCCAACCCAAGGTAAGGTTCGACACGTTTCCCCGGCTGTAAAAACCCATATAATTCGCTGTTTTCGTTATCCGGGTCGAACATCCGGCTAGAGTTATTCAAAATAATTTCCAATTGATTTGAGCCAATATTCCCAGCAGATAGATGACCGTCGAAAAGATCTTTCCGTTCCAGTAACCGCAAGGAAAAGAGGTCTTTTTCGGTAAAGGTCCGGCGCAGGGAATTTGTAAAATAAATTGTCACCCTGCCATGAATTTTCCGTCCGGTTTTAAAAATGTTTTGTTTGAATTCCTCGGATACGTTAATCATTGTCATTTCTCCCGTAATATCAGCGTGATTTTCTCCCAAAGCACCGGAGAGGCCGAAGTTAACTCACAAGGGAATGAAAGTCCGATGACAGTCTTGGTCTGGTTGAGATACTGGAAAGACAGATCCGTTTTCCGTTCCAATTCATTCCGGATGGTTTGCGCCTGGGTGTCGGTCAGCATCTCATAATAGAGCAGATAATGATCTTTGATGGCGATACTATCCATGTTTAACGTGCCGTCCGCCGCCCGTTCCTCGCTTCCAATCTCCTTGGGTTCAATCCGAAACCGGGTTGGGGAGGGGATGAGCGTTTCTAGGCCGGGCAATCCGAGTTTAAATATACCGAGTTGGGTATTTTCAGTATAAAATTTCGCCCGAATCCGTAAAGCATAAGCCGGTATCTTCATTTCACATCCATCCCCCTATAGCTATTCCTGCCAATATCGACCCCTTTATAAAGTAACCCGGCATCCAGCAGCAGATCCCTGGCCCGGGGCGCTAAGACCGTAAACTTCGAGTTAAAGCTGAAATCCTTAATCTTCATCGGTCCCAACGGCCCGGTAATATCGCTGGCCTCATCAATCTGGAGCCAGTATTCAACCTGGGCGCAGGCGGCGTTTTTCACATCCTCCACCCGATCCGTGTCATCCGTCCGGTGATAGGTCTTGCGCCGGATTAATTCACTGGCCCGTAAGATTAAACGGTCAATATCTTGGGGTAAGGTAATCAGATTCCCAACCCAGGTTTGAACTTCATTTACCGTTACAAATGGAATATCCATGAACATTCACCACCATCAATTCTGCGAAATAGCCCGGCAGGCCAATTCCGGGTTCAGGGTCTTAAAGCCGCAGATGGTATCAATGGAACAAATGTCCTTCTTCTTTGTGATGTCATACCCGAAGACCACCCGGAGGCCGAACCCTTCAAAATCCACAATCGCTTTCTGGCCGGGGCCGACTCCTTGCGGTAGCGCCAAAGGCCGGTTCACAAAGGCGAAGGCGTTTTTATGAAAGGCCAGATTATTGACGTGGCTATCGACCAGGGTAATGACTTTGGCCGAGATTCCACCCGCCGGAGCCGCTGGATAAAAGTTAATCGTCCCAGCGCCGGAGCCGTCCAGGGTGGCATCAGCGGTAATCACGAAGGTTTTATCGGTGATGGTCGCCACGGTGAACAAGTCGCCTTTTTTGAAAGTACCGCCGTTTCCCCCGGAAGCAATAGAGCCGGTAGTAGCCCCGGCGGTCGCCGTCAATGCGGCGGTGCCTGCCGCCGTCCCTTTGGTATGTTTCGGAGTATTCTGATCCATGAAGAAATCAAAGCCCAATTTTCGCCCCAGTGAGGCTTCCCGCAGGGCTGTGCCGTTATCGCCCACTTTATCGGCGGCAGTGAAAAGTTCCAATTGCAATAATTTGCTTTCCGCCATGGTCCCGATGGTAAAACGCCGGTTAATAAGGGGTACGGCTTGATCGTTCAACCGTTTCCGGGCGTCGGTGATCTTACTGACACTGTCCAGTTCGGCGTTGGCTGCGCCGGAGTAATAGGGGATATCCTTATATAAATTCAAAATAAGGGTATCAATTTTCTGGGCGAAGGCTTGCATCGCCGGAATAATCAGTTGCCGGGAAAAATCATCGATGGAAAGGGTTAGTTGTTCGGTGGTAATCTCAAAGGATACATCCAAAATGGTATTTAACGTTACATTGGTACTGCTTTCGGATACGTCTTGAATGGTAATCCCGGCAGTCCGGTCAAATTCATTGGCGGTAAAAGTCGCCGGTTTCCGAATGGTGACCGTGGTCCCCCGGCCCTCGACGAACTCGCGTTTATAATCCCGGTGGACCAGATTAGCCATTACGCAGTTATTCCGCAAGACCATCAAGGCCTCACGGGCCACAATGGAAGGAGTAATAAAGGTATTCGGCATGATCTTAACCTCCTAAAAATAAAAGGCCGGAGTTGTTTGGTCCGTCCTTCGTTTATTTCTGCCCTTGCCGGGCTTTGATATAGTCGGCCATGGAGAGGTTCCCCAGGTCTTTGCCGCCGCCTCCGCCGCTGAAGTCTTCCCCGCCGGTGGGTTCGTTCTCGGCTTTCCCCAGGAATTCCGGGAACTCCTTTAAGACATTTTCCACAGCGGTTTTGGCGGAAACTTCATCAACAACGCCATCCGATACCATAATGTTTGAAATATCAATCAGCTTCAAAAAAGCTTTCATCCGATCCGGTTTGATATTGGCCTGGGTTGCTTGCATCATTAACGCGGCTTGTTTCAAACCAGCTTCAGACTCGTTTTTAATCCGTTGATTTTCCGCTTGTAAACTCCGGTTTTGCTCTTTGACCTTCTCCAAATCGGTTTTACTGGCATCCTCGGTCTCTTTTTGCTGCTTGACCAGATTCTTCAGGTCATCAATTTTCTCGAAACCCAGTTCCTTGATGAGTTCGTTGACTTGCGCCCGTCCCTCCCGTTTCAGCCGTTCCATGAAACTATTTTCGGAAGGAAACGTAATAAAAGGCTGGTTCTTGGTTTTCTCCCCGGCGTTGGGTTCCTGGTCATTTCCGCCGTCAATTTCCCCGGTTCCGCCGCCGGTATATTTATCGAATACCGGGAGGCCATACCGTCTCGGTAATAAGTTCAACATGATTTTCAACCTCCGCTTTCGCGTATTCCGTGATTGAAATCTTTCAAGAGTTTTACCGGATCACGTCGCCGGTAAAGCTCATATTACGGTTATTTCACCTCCATTTGTCCCTGCAAAGTGCCATTAAAAATAAGCTCATGAGTTTTTAAAGTGTAATTCTTATATCCCGGCTGCCGAAGTCCGGCCAGGGCAATGGTATCATCCATGGTTAAAGCGGGATTCCCCCGGTATTTTAATTCCAGTTTGTTCGCCGCTTCCGGGAATTTATTGAGCAAGATTCCGGCAATCTTCCGGGCCATTTCCCTGGTTTGAATCAAATGATACGATGGAAGGGTATAACCAATCACCGCGCCGGTATGGATGGGAGATTGATGTTCATATGTCCTTTCTCCATACAAATACTCGCCGTACAGAATCCCGTCCGTGTTCATCAAGCTGGTTTCCGGGCCGCTGAATACCTCTGTCAGCCTGCCTTTAACCTTCAACGGATAGCCGTTAATCACCAGGGTAAATTCTGCATTTACGGTACTGGATATATTAACTTTCCCGCCCCAGGCGTAATAGGTTTGGCTAATGATCGTTACTCCGGCAGGCGCTCCCTCTAGTGTAGCTGTGCAGTTCACAACCGGGTTTTGGGTATAAAAGGTAGTGAAGTAAGCGGTAAGTTCCTTGATTTCCCCGGCTTTAATCGTCGTAGTCGCATTGTTCCGGAAAACTTCTTCGGATTGTTCAGTCGGAACCAGGGGGTTGGCGTAAACCGTGACCTCATTCGCTGGCTGGATTTTCTGGTTAATCGGTTTTTTCTCCCGGTAATCGGCGGTGGTCAAGGTTGCTACCGGATTGGTATTCGCCGGATAGCCCGGACCTTCCAGGCGGATGACATTTTGCCGGTTGCAATAACAATTGCCGAGGACGAATTTGATAACCTGTTTCAATCCGGCGGCGTGACTGCCCCGGCGGAGCCAGGCATATGGAATATAAAACTCCAGCAGTTCCGGGTCAATCCAGTATTCTTCCGGCGACAGTCCGGCATCATAGAAGACTTCATAGGCCAGCCGGTAGGCGGTGGCAATTTGTTCTACAATCACCGTTAACCGGTCAACTTCCGGGGAGAGGTTCCGGTCGGTAGTCTCCAGCCGGAGCCGGATATATAACAATTTACCTCCGGCAGCCGTTGTATCAAAGACGGTATAATAAAATTCTCCCGGCCAAAGGCGGTTCCAGGTAGTTTGATTATCCGGACTATACTCAATGATTACCCTAGTTCCGATAGGGATAGTTGCCGATATGGTGGCGGCAATAAATGCTCCCATGCCGATCTCAAAGTCAATGGGAATAGAAATAATCCGGTAGCCTTGGAGCGGGTCCCGGTCGTAAAGTTCTTCCTGGTAAAGCAATTCCCCATATATCATGGCTCCCCGTCCTTACTTCGCCGGTGTGGTATTCGATGATACCGGCGGTTTGATGATTCTCTGCTCTTCCATAATCCGCTTGACTTCTTCCTCGATCTGTTCCTCCGTCCAGTCCCGGTTGACCATTTTTACCTTGGTCCGAATACTGATGGCCTGGGCGGCGTTGAGCATATTCAGGGTCGTGGCAATCTGGCTCAGATCAGAGGATACGCAATCGTTAATCTCTACCGAAGGCCGCTTCGCTTCGGTCTTAGTATGAATGGTTAACATCATTTGCAGCAGGTCTTCCAGGGCCGTTTTCCAGTAGCGCGCTTTTTTAGCCGAAGTGATTATCGATTTTTTCTCTTTGATTTGCAGCGCGTACCCGGAATCATTAATACTTGAGCCGACTCCCAGACCAAAAGATTGAGGGCTGTAACCGGCATTGGAAACTATCCGGCAGATTAAATCCAGAGTGGTCTTTTGATGGGCTTCGTGCCGGATTTCAAACTGGATGTTTTTGATGGAGTTGGTCCCGTTGACATCATTGGGGTCGAAGTCCAGTTGTTCGTATACTTCCTGGTCCAGATCGAACCGTGGTTTCCCGGTCTCAATATCCCGCAGGTAATCGCGGGGGGTAATAATCCGCCCCACCCCAATCCGGATATCCCGTATCCAGGAGGTATAGGCTTCATCCAGGGCATCCATCAAGCCTTCCGCGCCGCCAAAGTCCGATTGGCCGATGGCCGACCCGCGAAAGATTTTGTTAGGGAGCATGTTTGGAATATAGCGGACCAGGATATCCTCCTTAAATCCGGTATTCCGCACCGGTTCGGATTCGGCGATTTCCGGGAGGGTCTTTAAGTCCGTATCCTCTCCCAAAGTGTTGGCAGTTCCGGCGTAGAGCTTGGTATAAATCGCGCCCCGTTCGTGCCGTTCCAGGAGCCGGTAAACTCTGTCGCCGTCATCCCGGACGACTTTCCAGAATGTTACCGCCACCAGCATCCCGAATTTGAACTCCGGCAAAGCGTTATCCGGCTGGGCGATATTTAAAATGGGGTAGGGAAACAGTTTCTTATCCCAGTTGATTTTAAGAAAGATTCCACCCAGGGCCGAGGCCACTTCCGCCGCTTCCAGGATGGTGTTATAAAACCCGTTGGAGTCAAGCAACTGGCGCAGCTTTTTCGATTGGTCACCCTCCGCCGTCAGTCCGGGAATCGTAATTGCCGGAGTTTCCGAGAACAAGAAATTAGAACTGGTGGTCGCCAGTTCTCCGGCCAGCGGTACATGAATCATGACTTTCCGTTCGTCCCGGATTTCCTTCGCCCAAAACCGGCCATGTTCAGTGGGGCTAAAAACTTTACTGGATAATGCTTCATTAATTTGCAGCGGGTCGCCGGAGTACCAGGCCGACCATTCCCGGTAACGTTCGTAAACCGCTCCCCATTCTTCCGGCGGCCAAGTTTGTTGGGGGTTATAGCTTGGAATCATTACATGTTCACTTCCTTATGCGGCGGTTTTAATCTTTGTCAGCCAGAAAGCTTTATTCCCATAGACTTGATACCGGATATTATCCATACAGTGGTCATTCATCTTGAGTGGTTGATCTTTCCCCAGAATTTGCGCCTTCGGGTCCCAGGAGTAGGTGGAGAGTTCCTCGATAGTGTTAATGCAACTTCGGTGAACCCGGACCAGATCGTTTCCGATCAGGCTGTTTAGTAGCCCGATTCCTTCCAGCACGTCATTTCTGGCTTTGACGACGTTTTTCACTCCATCATGCCAGAGTTGGGTGATGAACCCGGCGGCGGAGGGGTCGATATATATTTTCCGGGCGTCGATTTTTAAGTTTTGATACCAGTCCCGGTATTCCCGGCTATACTGGGAAGGGCTTTTCTGGGTTGCCAGTTGATTATCATCCGTTTGCCTGCCGGAATGATAATATTCATCGGCGATATAAAGCCGGTTGTCGGGACCAACGCCGGTATGAATAAAAGTGGTTGCGTTGGAGGTGCCATAATCAATCCCAATCCAGTGGGTCAGTAATTCCGGGATCTCATCGACGATCATCCGGTCCACGAATTGGCTGTAAATCACCCCGGCAGCCAGCACCCACAGGCCTTCAATATACCGTTTATACCAGAGGGACCCCGGCACATACTCTTTTTTCAATTCCCGAACATAGGCCGGATCGAGATTTAGGTTATCATCCAGGGTAAAATTGAAAACCCTCTTATTCAATTCCGGGTTATTGATGTAGTTCTTATATAGATAGTGGTAAGGGCTGTCCGGGTTGGTGGTAAGGATTAGCTTCGCCCCCGGTATGCTCAACCGGGAGAGCAGCATTTTAAAGAATTCTTCCGGCAGTAAAGTTCCCTCGTCCACGTAAGCAAAGGAAAAGGTGTCGCCTTGAATCCGGTCTTTGGCCCGGACATCGGCGGCCCCTACTACGAATACTTTCCGGCCACAGATAGTGACTTCGCCTAAACCACGGTTATAGTGAAAATATTTTGGGCCGACGATCTCCCGGATGGTCTGGAGGACATTATGATCCGCCGTCCGTTCGCTATGGCCGACGATGACCCCATTTCCCGGCGGCTGGTTTTCCAATAGGTCCAACAACCGGATATTGGCGGCGATGGTCTTGCCTGACCGAACCGCCCCGCACAAAAAATTAAGCCGCGCATTGGATTGGCTAATGGCGGCCAGTTGTTTCGGCGAGAATTTTCCCCAGATCATGGCGGTTGTTGGTCACTTTCCGGCTGAATTTCCTGTGGGGTGAATGTAACCGAGGTGGCGGATTCTTTGATCGCCCGAACCAGATCACCAAGCGAGTTCTTGCCATCGTCAGTTTCTTTATCAAGTCCCAGCGCCAACCGTTGACCCCGTTGAAGCTTATCCATGATATTCGCCAACCGTTCCAGGGCAAAGATGGAGACTCCGGCTTGGCCGATAGTTACAGTATAGTCAGCCAGTATCCGGGTGACTTCTTTCAGGAAATTATCCCAGGCCATCAGGTGTTGGGTATTCCGATCCGCCTCTTTTTCCGCCTGCATTTCCAGGGTCCGGCTCCGGATTTCAGTGGCTCTTTCTTCCAAGTATTCTTTTTTCTCTTCCTCCCAGGACTTGCCGTTATTCTTCGGATTGGTGGCACAACTCATGTTCCGCAGGTAGCTGTAGTCAATATCGGCATAGGCGGCGAAGGTCCGCTGGTCCATGAAGTCGCCGGTGACATACTCGATTTTAAGTTGGTTCCAGTCATGCTTCCGTTTGCCCATAAGATCACTCCCTTTGGGTTCAAGGTTGCCAATAACCCCCAGCCTGAGGGTAGATTGTGCGGCCTTCAGTCCGTTCCGTCAGGCAGTCTAGTCAAGGAAGCTCCCCCGCTGACGGTACTCCTTCAGACCTATTTTTTCAATTAAGGCTGGGGGTTCCGAAAAAGACAAAACAAAAACCCCGCTGTTGTTTGCCGGGGTTGGGTTTAAGTCGTAACATAGTATCTTACAATATTATTTTACCACCGAAAAGCCCGGTTGGGCGGCAAAGATTCGGCAAGTTTAGACTACCATTCCCAGTTGTTTGGCGATTTCTAACAGTAAACCGTTTTTCCAGTTGCGGAAAGTCCGTTCCGAGATATGGAGGTCATCGGCGATCTGCTGATCGGATTTAGCTTGATCAAAGTATTTGGCTTTTAAAAGTTGCAGTTTCAACCGGTCATCCGGCTTTTGGGAACGTTCCAGCCGGATCAGTACCCGGTCAATGGCGTTCAGCCTTCGGACGGTTTCCCGGTATTCAGTGGCGCAGAGGACCCGGGCGCGGTATTCGCTGATTAATTCGGCGCGGTCCGGGGTCGGGTCATTGGTAGATCTGGTTGGATGGCTTTTTAAGTATTCCGGAAAAATATTATCGGGCTGGCTGCTGATATTAGCCGGGCGCGCGATGGCGTAGATATTCCCCCGGATGTCGGTGGCCGGAGGGGCGGCCAGCTCGTCGATATCCGCCTGGAGTTCCCGGAGTTCCGTTTGCATTGCTTCATAGGTTCGTAAATCCCATTCGATGGCGGCGAGATAGGCGCGGCGCTTTTGTTCCGGCCAGGGGTTGGTAATCTTCCGGGCGTATGTTTCCGCTTTCATTGACTGGCCTCCTTTCCAAACAGTTTTCTAAGGGATTTTTTATAATAATCGGTAATTGTTTTCGATCCCGCTGATGGTGACCAGGTGGCCTTTGCTCCGTTCCAGGATGCGGGAGCCGATGGCCCGGTCAATCATCAAGAGTTCATCGGGCAGGTGTTCGCTGTTGATGGCCGTCGGCATCAGGTTTAAGTATCGGAAGTTTAAAACCTCGAAGGCGATCCGGATTTCAAAACTTTTGGGCTGTTTGCTTTCGCCCCATGGTTTGAAGAGATCATCCCAGATTAAGAATTCGGCCCGTTTCATCTCCGCAAGTTTCTCCCCGATGCTTTCCTCGTCTTTTTTCAGGATGGTCATCAATTCGCCGATTCCCTCCACATGCTGAAAATAGAGGACGGGTGTGAATTCATTGATTAATTGATTGCCCACCGCCAGACTTAAATGAGTTTTGCCGCTCCCCGGCTCCCCCAGGAGGACCAGCCAGTTATTGACTTTGGCTTTTTTGAGTTCCGCGAAGTTGTCGGCGTAGTTCCGGGCTGCTCTCGCCATGGCCTGGACCGTGGCCGGGCGGTTTTCGGTCTCAAAGTTGTCAAAGTTCTTCATTCGGAAAGCGGGGCTGATCCGGCTGCACTCGAAAAGTTTTTCGATCCGGCCTTGCTCCCGGCAACGGCAGAGCCTGACGGTATTGGGGCCGGTTTTGATATATCCTTGGTAGTCGCATTCCGGGCAACCGTTACGGGGAGCCTTGGTATTCAAATTTTGAAAAGTCGATGGCGCTGAATTCATTTTTTGGAGTTCTTGGATTCGGTTTAGTAGTTCCTGGAGCCTTTCCATGTTCTTTCACCTCCCGGCGTGCCCAATTCAAGATCGTCAGATAGTCCGAGGCGGTCTTTTTTCCCTTGGAGCCTTTCCACAGGTTCAGATCCTCGATTCGGTCCCCGGCGCCATCCGGCCCGAACTGGGTCACTAATTTTTGATGTTCTTCTTCGGTTAGGGTGACAAACTCCGCATAATGTTTTTTAGATGGGGGATCTTTTTTATTACTTGTATTTATTAGATCTATATTATTAAGATCAAATAAAGATCCCGTCTGAGGTTTTTGAGGGTTGTTTTTCGGCTTTGAACTGGCCTTTTTGTGTTCGCTATGCGGTTGCATTCCGGTGTTATGCGTTTGCATTCCTTCCGCATTGCATTCGCTATGCCAGCGCATCAAAGCGGCGTAACGCGCCTTTTCCGACTTTTCCGCGTTAATTTTTGCCTGGATCAATAGATCGTTATTCCAAAAATATTCCCCATCAGAGATGAAAAGCTTGAATTCATCAATGCAGTCCCGGATGAAACTTTCGATCTTGATCCGTTCGCATTGCGTTTCCAAGACAATCGCATTCCAAACGAATTGTTCTTTAAGTGGCAGTTTATATCCGGGTTGGTTCCGTAACATCTCCGACAAGATCCAGTACCAGCCGTAACCTTCGGATTTGTATTTGCCGCGCATCGCCAGCAGTCCCGGCTGGGTCCGGCTGTTTGTTTCATGGGGAATCGTCGTTAAACTTTTCGGCATGGGTTCCGCCGCCTTTCATTTCGGGCAATGGCAAGGCCAGCCACCCAAACTCAAAGAGGCGACCGGCGCTTTCTATTTTTTGTTTGGTTTTAGTTATTTATAAAAGGCCATGATTTCGATCTTCCGGCTGCTGGTGACTTTAACCCATTGATGGTTTTCGCTCTGTTGGTATTCAGGAGACTGGCGGTACATCAAACCATTTACGATATTTTCCGCGGTTGGTTTGGTGTTATAGTGGCAACGGATTTCCAGACTGGCATCCACCGCGCCCTGTTGCTTGACTTCATCTAAAAGCTTGTCCGCCAGGATTTCAAACCTACTTCTTTTTGGTTGACTAAAAAGGTTCGTAAACATTAACTCACCTCGTTTCGATTGGCCTGGGGCAGTTTTTTGAATTCGGTTTCCGGCAGGACAAAGTATCCGGTATTATCAAGTGGTGCCAAAAAAGCCGCCGTTCCCGGTAGGATATTTAACCAAAGGGCGATCTCTCCGATGGTCCCTTGGCCGATGGGTTCCAGGTCCGCTTTTTCATTACCGTTATTACGAATGATTCCGAAAACATACTGATCATTTTGTAACATTGCCGGAAACCTCACTTTGGTTATTTGCTTTTCCTATGAATCCATCCCGCTTCATTTTGTCCAGGAAGATCTCGGCGATTACCCGTTCCAGGTCATCACATTGATTTTCCGTTTCCACCAATTCGTAACTGATGGGGATGATCTTTCCCCGTATGCGTTTTGCATGAGTTACCAGCACTTTTGACATAGCGCGGCTCCTTTTAAATCTGCACTTTCCGTTAATCTCCGATAAAATGTTATAAGATATTACACAATGTTTCATTTGTTCACAACTTCAGGCAAAAAGATTTCTTCGACTTTGTGTTTTAAAACTTTGGCAATTCTCATTGCTGACCGCAGGGAGGGTTGTTTGCCGTGTTCGATATGTACGTAAGTAGATCGGCTGATTCCGGCAAGTTTGGCGAGTTCCTCCTGGGTAAGACCTTTTGAAATACGGATGGTCCGCAAATCCTTATCCAAAATCTTTCACCTCCTTTTCTTGTGTAACTTTGTTGTGTCTATAATAAGATCATATCATGGGTTTTAAATTTATGTCAATTACTAGAAATGCTACATTTTATAGGTTATTCACCGAATTTTAAAACATAGAAACGGCGGCAGTTTGTCCGGTTTTTATTGTTGCGACATTACACATTTTATGGTATAATATACCTAGATTGGAGTGGTTTTAATGAATACAATTGGTAGCCGGATTAAAGAATTAAGGCTCAAAAAAGATTTAACCCAGGAAGAGTTAGCCGCCCAGCTGGGGATTAAACGATCAACCCTGGCTAACTGGGAGATCGACCGGGCCGCCCCAGGCAATTCCCAATTAACGGAGTTGGCCAAGTTCTTCGCGGTTTCGGTGGATTTTCTGCTCGGGCCGAACCCCAATGATATTTCTTATGTAGTGTTATCCCCGGAAGATTTGGAGTTATTACGGCGAATCAAGGGCTTATCCATTGAGTACCGGAAGACGGTGGAAACCATCGTTACCAGTATTGAATGTTATGAGCGGCAGTTGGAGCGGGGTGATGTTTCCTCAAAAAAGTAGTCCCGATGTTGCCTAAAGATTTTCGAAGATGGTTGTTTGTACTTTGCCCGAAGTTATATAAAACATTAAGGAAAGGTGGGATTATTTGATGAAAGCAGTGGTTTACGCTCGATTTTCCTCTGACAACCAGCGCGAAGAGTCCATTGATGCTCAATTCCGGGCGATTCACGAGTATGCCGACAAACACGGCGCGATTATTGTCAAGGAATATAAAGATGAAGCGCGATCCGCTACTACTGACGACCGGCCCCAGTTTTTGCAGATGATCGAAGATGTTACCCAGGGAAAAGTCGAGGCGGATTATTGTTACGTCCACAAGTTGGACAGGTTCGCCCGGAACCGTTATGATTCCGCGATTTACCGGCGCAAACTGCTTCTTAAGGGAGTCCGGCTGCTGGCCGTGGCCCAACCCCTCGATGATTCTCCCGAGTCCATCATCCTGGAGGCTATGTTGGAATCGATGGCCGAATACTTCTCCAAGAACCTCTCCCGCGAAGTTATAAAAGGGATGACGGAAAACGCATTAAAAGCCATGCATTGCGGAGGAAAACCGCCGCTGGGGTACGACCTGGACGAAAGCCATCATTACATCATTAACGAGCAGGAAGCCCAAGCAGTCCGGTTAATCTTCACCCTGAAAGCCAGTGGTTACGGATATTCCAAGATTATCTCCGATTTAAACACCCAGGGGTTCCGGACTAAACGCGGGAAAACCTTCTGTATCAACTCCATTCATGATATTTTGGTCAATGAGAAATACACCGGAGTGTTTATTTACAACCGGTTGGCAAGTAAGCACAGCAGCCGCCAGATTAATCCGGAGGAAAAGATCATCAAGATCCCCGGCGCTCTGCCCCAGATTGTTGATTTACATACTTGGAAGGTGGTTCAAAATATGATTCAAGCGAAAAAACTGGTGGCTCCCAGACAAAGCAGTGAAGTTATCTATTTATTAACCGGGAAGATCGAATGTGGGGTCTGCGGGGGCGCTTACGTGGGGAATGGCCGGTATAGCGGGCGATTGAACAAGAAATATTATTTGTATGGTTGCAACATCCGGCAACGGACCAAAGACCGTTGTAATAACCCGGAGATTCGGAAAGAGATCATTGAGCAGTTTATTTTAGACGAGATCCAGGCGACCTTTTTCACCGGGGACCAGGGAGTTTGGGCGGACAAGCTTTTGGCGTTGTACAACGACCAAAGCGCGGGGTTTGGGGAGCAGAAAGCCAACGTCTCCCAACAAATTCATAACCTCAACCAAAAGATCGACCGGCTTTATGTGGCGGTAGAACAAGGTTTAGCCAATCAGGATACCTACGAGAGAATTAAAAACGCCGTGAGAGAACGGGATCTGCTTGAGTCCGGTTTGCAGGCTTTGGAGGCTAACTTTCAAGTTCCTTATACCAAGAGTCAAATTTTGAACTATATGGAAGAAAACCGGCTGGCGTTAACCAACCGGTCTGATCTCGAATCTTGTAAGCTTGTTATCAATCGTTTTGTTGAAAAAGTTATCATTACACCCGAAGATATTCATCCAAAATATCGTTTCGGTATGGACGTGGATAATGGTGGTAGTCCCAACGAGATTCGAACTCGTGTCACCGCCGTGAAAGGGCGGTGTCCTAGGCCTCTAGACGATGGGACCGTTTTTAAGTTAGAAATCTTGAATCTGTAATAAAGAATTTGGTGGGCCATCGCAGACTCGAACTGCGGACACCCTGATTAAAAGTCAGGTGCTCTACCGCCTGAGCTAATGGCCCATGGCCAATACTAAGTCGCATACGGTAATGAATCAAGAAACTTAGCATTTCAAATAATCAGCTTTTATATATTACAATATTTTATAGATAGTGTCAACCCTTTTTTACTTTTTTTCACTTGGAAAGAGTTTACTTTATGATTGAATCGGGTTAACCCGGAGCGCAACCGCGAATAAGCGCTAATTATCCTTCTACTTTTGTGACAATTCCGGTAAAATTACCAAATATCCTGTAGCACAATGGTTTCATCCCGGCGCCAGCCTACTGAAACCATGGCAACGGGAGCCCCGGCCAGTTCCGCGATGCGGTTCAAATAATTGCGGGCATTTACCGGCAAACTCTCCCAAGTCTTTGCCTGAGTAGTATCCTCAAGCCAGCCTGGCATCTCCTCATAGATGGGAACGCACTCCGCTAATACTTTTAAACTGGCCGGAAGAACACTAATGGCACTGTTACGGTACCGGTAACCGGTACAGATCTTAATCGTCTCCATCTCGTCCAGAACATCCAGCTTCATAACCACCAAAGCATTGACTCCGTTGATCCGCACCGAGTGTTCGGCAATAACACCATCAAACCAGCCGCAACGGCGTGGTCTTCCAGTGGTAACACCATATTCCCGGCCCCGGCCGTCCCGCAGTTTGGAAACCATATCATCCGAAATTTCCGACGGGAATGGCCCCTCGCCGACCCGGGTGGAATATGCTTTAATAACCCCAGCCACCTTGTCAATCCGGGTCGGTCCTACACCCGCGCCAATGCATGCACCGCCAGCGGCGGGAGAGGACGAACTTACAAACGGGTAGGTACCGTGGTCGATATCCAGTAACGTCCCCTGAGCTCCTTCAAAAAGCACCTTTTCTTGTTTGGCGATGGCTTGATTGATTAACAATGAGGTATCAGTCACCATGGGCCGCAAAAACTCGGCGTATTCCAGGTATTGATCCCGGATTACCTTCCAGTCAAATCCCTGTTGGTCAAATATATCTTCCAGGATTTTGTTTTTAATCCTGACAATTTCAATCAATCGTTCCTCAAATACTTCCTTATCCATCAGATCAACGATTCGAATGGCATCATAACGGGCGTATTTGTCCACATAAGACGGTCCAATGCCCCGGCCGGTGGTCCCAATCTTTCCGGTGACCCGGTTGGTCTCATCCAATTGATCGAGAACCGGATGATAAGGCATGATCACATGGGCCCGATCGCTAATCCGCATCCCGGAGGTGTCGATCCCACGTTTCTGTAAGTCGGTCAATTCCTTGATAAGCACTTCCGGATTGATAACCACACCATTCCCCAACACACAAAGCGTCCCGGGATAAAGCACCCCTGAAGGCACCAGATGTAGCTTAAATTCTTCATTGCCCACCACCACCGTATGTCCCGCGTTATTACCCCCTTGATATCGGACCACCAGACCGGCTTCGCTGGCTAAACAATCGGTGATCTTTCCCTTGCCTTCATCGCCCCACTGCAACCCCACCACAACCACTGTCGGCAT